GCGCCATTTCTTTTGCTTCATGATTGCTGAAGACGGGCACTGCATTTGATTTGTGCAGTGTGCCAATGCCGAGCATCTTATCGCCGGTGTATTGCATCGTTGGTTTAGACGAAGCGATGCCGTCGCCAGTGTTACGACTTGGGATGTGATGGGATGTACTACGGCCTGGAGGTGGCGGCAATGAATAACTGAACGAAGTATCAACCCGCATCAATGCTTTCTTGGGCATGTACTTTTGCTGAATAGATTCCCAATCAGCTTGCAATTGTCGCTGTGCAGCATTGGGTTTCTTGGGCTTACGTTTTTGGACAGATGTATAGATCATAGCATTTCCATGATAACAAGCTTTGCCTCGTAGACTGAACGGCACTTATCACCATTCACTACGATATTTTTGAAGTTTGCAATCTTCACTTCAAGGTTTGGAACTCGAAGTGTTAGAAAGTCTTTGGCTTTTTCTTTGACTGAGCGAGTGCCAGTGACAAAGAAGATAGTGTCCCGAAGTTCGTCGGAAGCGATTTTTTGTTGGAAGTGTATGTTTGCCATAGACCTATTATACCACAAGTGTGATTTAATGTATATAGCTTAGAGCACTTTTCCTAGGACTTTATAGATGTAAGCGTCCATCAGGTGATCATACGAGAGGCCGCGTCGACGTAGAAGGTAGATCTGTTCGAGGTCTTCATCGATGCTCGTAGAGTTGTCTTCGAAGATCTGATAGCCACGGGCTTTGACTTCTTTAATTAGATCGTCGTCATCAAAGTCTTCCAATTCAATATCAACGCTTATGTATGCCATAATATATTCCAGTTAGTTGGTCCGGCGTGACAGAATCGAACTGCCATTTAGAAGGTAGAAGCTTCCTGTATTGTCCATTATACGAACGCCAGATATGGTACTATTGTACCATAATTACGATTTATTGTACAGGTTTTCTTTTAATTGGCGTTCTTTTTACCGCAGGCTTTTTAGCGGCGGGTTTTCTAGGCGCCTTAGGTTTTGCTGCAGCTTCTTGCAACTCAGCTTGAAGCTTTGCAATACGAGCGTTCATGCGGACTACGACGTCTTCTCCGTCCATCCACATATCCTTATTGTCAAGCATGGACTTGATTTCAGCATCAGACATGAAGTCTTTATAAACTTCATTCATAAGACGTTCAGACCACTTGCGCTCATGTAACAGTTGATCGATCATTTCGCCGCCTTTGCCAATAGCTCCACCTGAATAGTTGTGAAACATAAACACAGAGTGAGGAGTTACTTCAAATTGATCGGCACACATAAAGATCATCGTAGCAGCAGACATACATGCACCTTCGACTGAGCATACAACGGTAGCTTCAGTATCTGCTAGAACACGCATGAATTGGATAGCAGTGAATAGATCACCACCATAACTGTTGATGTAGATCTTGACAAGATCATGTTCACCTGCGTGACGGATCGTATCAAACCATTCTAGATAGTTTTCAGGTTCTTCGATCGTACCAGTGAGGTAGAACTCATGAACTTGTGCGACAGCTTTACTTGGAAAATAACCATTAGAATGTGCCTTTGATTTCATCATGTCTAAAATATCCATTACGCTTCTCCGATTGGTTTATAAAAAATATGTCTTCCAATTTTAGTGGTGACTTCAAGCTTAGTCCATCGAGGGCGAACATAATCAGCATGGTAAAATAACGCGCCAAATGTCGTATCATCGATTATACGGTGATTGAAGAAAACTCTAATAGCAAGACTTCTGCTATAACTATATATCCGTTGATCAATGTTCGGCAACTTCTTGATACACGTCCAAGAAAATTGACACGTTCGGTTTGTCTTTTGTCTGACAACCTTACATACAGTTTCTGGAAAGCCAGGAGCTTTCACTCTATTCATCGTTACTAATCCAACAGCGATCATTCCAGATTCTGGTTCAATACCGGCTTCACGATAAATGTTTTGAGTTAAACAGTCAACTTCTGTCTTTTGAGCTTTAGTGAGTTCTTCATATTTCGGAAGATTTAATGATACCGTAGTCGGTTCATCGTGTGATGCGTTATATTGTAGTGCTACTATTGCGAACACAAACGCCAATGCGAATAATACTTTTTGCATTATTTCCCCTTAAGTTGTCAGAGTTGCCTCTAAATTCCCAGGAAGACTTTTGCCAATAAGCCTTTAGTTTGGGCAGAAAACAAAGGCTCCACGAAGGAGCCTCTGGTTAGTATTTATACTATTTTAGAACTTTACGTTCAATCCAACCGAGGTTACGGTTCCATTAGATGCACTGATGCGATCTTGACCCATAAAGCGCTCAGCGCCTACGACTAGATCAACGCCTTTGTTCAAAGCAACTGTTGCCTTCAAACCTGCTGTAGCTCCATATCCAGTAGTTCCACCAATGGTGTCCTGATATACTCCAGCAACGCCAGCGCTTAGAGCAACTGGACCAACTTTAGTGATAGCATATTGAGTACCAACTGCATAGCGAGTATAAACAGTGTCAACACGAGATACGCTTAGTTGCGGAGTGAATCCAGCAACTGAACCAACAGAAGCCGTTACGCGAACTCCATCTTTATTTGCAGCGATGTCACGAATTCCAGACACTCCAACTTCAGCTGCAGATGCCATCAAACCAACAGTAACCAACATCGTGGCAATAACCAATTTCTTCATAAATTCTCCAAGTTAATAAAAGTGGTTGGTTATTCTGTTACGAGGAAACCAACCGAAACCCTAAGCGGCGTTTAGGCTGCTAATGCGTACAGTGTGTCGTTTGCATTTACTTACTTTGCTTGATTTACAGTCATCGCCTACTGTGTTGCCGTCTCTAATATCTCTCGCTGTCGAATACTGAGTACACCCCCATCAAAAGCATTGTAGATGATTGATCCGTTACACTTCTGCTACAACAGATGGTGCCGTGATAGGACCTCATGCTTTTGGTGGAGGTGGGGGGATTTGCACCCCCGTCCAACAAGCCTTCTCTTTGAAGGGATTACAACAATTAGTTTATTGTACCACAATTACGAATTGAAGTACAATCATGAATTGAAGTACTTTTTATGTTAAATTACAGCTGTAAAAGTACCGCTTGCAGTAAATGTGTGATAGACATAACCGCCCATTATTTGAGTAGTGCCGCCATTTACGCGAACGCTAGAACCAGCATATCTAATCATCACGATGCCACTACCGCCATACCCACCAGCGGTGCGGTTGCCAGAACTTCCACCACCACCACCGCCCCCGCCAGTATTAACTGTACCAGAAAGACCGTTGACATTAGATCCACCCTTGCCACCACCGCCAAGGCCCCCAGTACCCCCAACGCTGTAATCTGATCCTCCACCCCCGCCGCCAGCAAATCTAAATCCATTCCATACTCCACCAGCGCCGCCTGGTGCACTGCTATTAGCGTCATCTACGCCACCGCCACCGCCACCGCCACCAATACCATTCGATCCGCCAGCCGAATTATATTCTCCACCAAGATTCTGAATACCGCCTGATGCCCCTCCTCTGTATCCATTGTTAGTGTTATAACCTGGGTAGCCACCTGGAGCGTTATAAGTGTTTCCAGAAACGCCCACATATAATTGTGACCCATTTCCACTCGCCGCTTGTCGGTCTGTATAGACCGGGTCACCTTTACCGTCTACACCCGCATAGATGGAATCGCCAGAAAGACCACCATCGCCAATCGTAACAGTGTTTGAAGCGTTGAATGCAATAAAAGCAGAACCTGTATTAATAGCTCCACCACCACCGCCTCCCGCGCCGCCGCCGTAGGGGTCATATATACCTAGTCCACCACCACCGCCTCCACCAACTACTACGTAATCTATCTGCATAGTTGGTCGATATACTTGAGTGCCATAGAAACTAGACATTGCAATAGCGTTTGGACTTGCTGGCCGTGATAATAAAGAATATGGTGATGCTGATATGTAATATGCAGTTCCACGATACGCGTTTAGGTTTAAACCTAAACCGAATTCATTCTGTATGGTAACCATACTAAGCGGTCCACTTGTTGCGATTGGCATGTTATATCTTTCATACTTGTTTGGGCGTGCTACATATCTTTATCGAAAATATTAAAGATTACGCGATATTATTGCGCCGGGGCTTTAATTAAAGCACTACTTCTATTTATACGTAGTATATTCAATTTCCTTTGAGTTTGAAGTAGTCTTCCCGTGCCTCGATGAATTCTCCGATCCAATCATCTCGTTTTTCAACAAAGATAGATGCTTCGTTCTCTCCATCAACAGACATAAGGATAACCAATCTACTCACTGGAATTCCAGTTCGCTCTTCAAACATTACTGCGTACGCAGCGCACTGCTGGAAGTAACTATGAATGTCATCACGACTTTTTACTCGCGAGGAAGTCTTAAAGTCAATGACAGCAAGCTTTCCATCCCACTCTGCAATACAGTCTACTGTACCAGCCACACGAAGGTGGTCAGAATACAACTGTGTTTCAAGAGCATGAATGTTATTGATACGATCAAGTGAAGGCTTTATAGACTTGAAGGTATGCTGATCGAACATGTCGACCAACACTTCCTTGTTGTTTAGATAGTCTTCGCAAAGCGAGTGTACACGAGTTCCTCGGGTTGTTGCTCGCTTTGAGATCTTATTTGCTTCCTCTTCGCCAACTCGTTTTCTCCAAGCAAAGATTTCTGCTTTGCTGTGGAGTCCAGTGACGGCGGTAACGGAAGGATACGCTTTACCCGAAGGTGTTTCGTATACTCTTCCTTTATCGCTGTCGATTCGCTTAAGCTTCGCAATATCATGATGTATGTGAGTGAACATTAAGCAATAAGTCCCGGTATATAAACAGTCTTTCCGTTTTCTTTAACAGCAGTCAACAATTGACATTTCAAATCTGCAGGATTATAACTAACGTGAACCCATCCACTATCTGGAATTCCAGGAGTATAGAACTCAAGGATGATCTGAGTGAACTTCAAGTTAGTGCTAATCCATTGCGCGAGTTCTGCATTGGCGATACCTGGAATCTCAATGTCAGCGGCCTGGCCCTTACAGTGGTCGGATGTTTTAGATCCACCAACGGAAGCGTTGACATCGGGTGAGCGATATCCAGAGTTCACTTTAACACCGGTCTTGTAGTGATCGCGAACCGGTTGTAGCACCTTTACTGCGAGCATCGTTAGATTCGCAATTTCAACAGCGCCAGGAACGTTGTCCATGTTATGACGAAGAGCTGTTTCACTCTTCGTCAATTCGGATAGAGAAAAATTAGCAGATAGTTGGGTCATAGATCCAATTCCTCGCATGCGATGATGAAGTTCTTAGTGAATGAACTACGAACGATGTCATCTGTTGTAAAATTAATGATGTCGAACTCATCCATTCGTTCAACAACCTTGTGTAGTTCTTTAAATCCAGATTGATCGTGACGAGACTTAGTCAAGTCATTCTGTGAATAATCGCCGGATAGGATAACCTTAGAGCGAGTACCAGTGCGGCCAATAACAGTTTTCATCTCAGACCAATTAGCATTTTGAATTTCATCAAAGAAGATGATGGCATCATTGAATGTAGTTCCACGTAGGTAACTTGTGCTTAGGAATTCGATGTAACCTTGTTCTTTCAATCTGTCATATGCATCTGGGCGACCAAATAGATCAGCACAGATTTGTTTATATGGTTCTTCATAGATCGACATCTTGTCGTCTAATGATCCTGGCAAGAAACCAGAATCACGAGTTGAGACTGAGCTACGTACGATGACTATTTTTTTGTATGGAGTATCCTTAGTTAAAACGTCTGCGATCGCGTGATAGAGAGAAATGAAACTTTTACCAGTTCCAGGGCTTCCCATCAACATGAATGCATACGATCCACTTCTATAAGCGTCAAAGAAAATCTGTTGATTCTCAGTGAGTGCTTCGAAGGTTTTTAAATGATCTAACTTGATCTTAAGCGCATTGCTTACGACTGGCTGGTGTCTTGTAGCGAAAGACTGATCAGACTGAGATTCCTCTCGGCGTTGAACTGGTGTTCTTTTGCTCGCAGGTTTTGTAGCCATATTTCTCCTAGTTTAAATGAATAAAAAAATCAAGAAAGTGCATAATATAATCGACCATCCCACAGGCGTAAAAAACAAAACGCCGGGGAGTAAGAATGGGTACGCAAACAACTGAATGACTAAATCGTCGGAGTCACGATTATCATCAGTTGATCTATAATATGATATACAAACAACACACCAATGCAAAATAAATGCAGCTAATATGCTGTATAAAATAACGCCAGATAATGTTATAGATATGTATAAAAATATTGGTATCATTAAAGACGACAATACTGAAATAACATCCATAGATCGTATCCATTCACTGAATACGAATGGTTCATCTGGCGGGGGAACGTAATCTAAATCAGTTTCATCAAATACATACGAACTGTACGCAACTTTAGATTTCCGTTGAACTGGAGTTTTTATAGTCTTAGGTTTTTTAGATGAAGACACCCACTTAAGACCATTGCCAAGATTGATTGTAACTCTAGTTCCACGACTAGACACGTTAGCGGTTATATTCTTGCTAACTTTAGCACTTACAGAACCCTGCAAGCCTTTGCCATTAGATGCAGACCAATTCAACCAGCTATTCTTCCCCTTAGTACGACCACGAAGTTGAAAGCCCATATTTCACCAAGAATTATTTCGATGCATCATACTACCAGCAGTCTTTTCATGAATCTTTTGTAAGACTTCTTTAAAGCCAGTATCCTTCTTCGTAGCACCAACGCGAACAGGATCACACACCATAGGCGCGCCACTGAATCGAGTTTCTATGTTAGGGTTATCTATAAGGTATTGTTCTCGAGCTGAGATTGACATGAATTTTTCAAATTCAAGAGAGGTATCTTTATCGTAAAAATTATATGTTGGCATTATATTGACTCATTGGCATTGATATAATACGACCGAGTTTTACATTGTTGAACATGTAAAGTGCATCGTCGTACAACATATTTATACCATCGGCGAACCACAGCGGCATTTCACGATTAGTCCAACGAGACATATTACGCTTGTCGCCGATGTAGTAATTATGGTATGATTGGATAGCATTACCGGGAACACGATAGTGCTCAGGCATTGCTGGAGGAGGTTCAACGAATCCACCTTCATATTTAATATTAGTAGGAGCTCTATTGAGCGATCCAATCAGGCGTGACGATGCATGAACCTTACCATACCGATGAGTATATTCATCCATAAGTTGAATCCACAACGAGAACAGCCAACGATAGTGCACTTCGTCAGTACGAGCCCAGATAGCGCTAGGATGATTCGAGTGAGTCGCAGTGTATAGAATACCATCGCGATCATCAGGCAGTTGATAGCGCTTTGCTTTACGACCAGACTTTGAAAGACCTTCAACTAGCGTACCATCAAGAATACGATGTGCAGTGGAAAGTAATTGAGCGTACTCGAGAATCATTTTTACGACGTGCTTATCATTGTGCATTTGAGCACAATGTTTGGCGTCCCGATGTAAATAAAAAATATTCATTTTGCGTATTCGACGAATGGCATTTGGATACGAGGGATGGCAACGAATCCAGAACTAGAGTCTATACTGCCGTCTACTCTATGAGTAGTTATTTGCACTTGCAATTCTACTTTAACAATCTTATTATCAGTAACAAATTCAATCACTTGAAATTGATAACTCGCAGGAGTTGTCACAGCAATTGGTAGTGGCGCTGTCGGCATAAGCTGGTTAATATACAAAAGCTTCAATGGAATTGGTATGTTAGGATTCATTATTGTCCACCTTGATATTCTAAGTACAGTTTCAAAAGTTGCTTAATAGTCGTTTCAGCGTCAGTGTGCAAGATTGCAGTACCGCCAGCTTTGACGTATGCGTCGACGACTTTAGGAGTATCATCAACTAAGATGTTCCAAGGGTCAGCGAGTTGAGCTTTTTTAGAGCCACCGGCTACAAAATTAGTTTTGTACGTGATACCATGTGCTTTTAACCATTCGGTTTTTTGAGCAGCGATTTCATCGTAATACTTTTCATTGCCAGTGGAACTAAGAATTTCTACTGGAACTTTAAGTAGATCGCATGCTTTCATTAGAGTCTTAGCATCAGGCAAGAGTTCTAATTTGGTAAAGTTCTTACCAGTAACAAACTCATCCCAATGACTCCAAAAATGCTTAGTGCGATTCTCAGTGTCAGTAGGACGTACTCCAAATAGTAATCCGTATTGTTTATCGAAGTTCGCTAGAACTCCATCCATGTCAAGATATATTTTCATAATTAATTATAACACAAATACGAATTAATGTACACTCATCGATTTCGCTGCGTATCGAAGTAGGATTTGCTATGTTGTTCAGGTTCTACCATTTGAAGAGTTGCGCCTTCACTAAAGACGAAACCCGCTCCACGTAGGAACAGCTCGAAGTTCTCAACAGCTTCATCCCAAGTCTCACACTCAAAGGTAGTTGTGTTTTCAACGCTGCCTTGATCACATATAAAAGTAAAATTACTCATTTTCTTCTTTCCATTCAGTTACAAAAGTTTTAAGTTTCTTCTCGCGAGGCCATGCACTGCAGTAATGGTTATCTACATCGCAGAGCGCAATTACTTCATCTTCGCTTACAACGCGGTGAGACATAATCTGTTCGCCGATGTGTTCTTGTGAGAACTCATCCGCTTCATTCATGGTCACGGTATCTAGTGCCCATTCAGCTTTGCCCTTAGGTACTTCTACCATATAGCGCATGCGAAATGTTGATACGCATTCTACCAACACTAGTTCAGTTTCAAGTTTACTCATAGTCCAAGTCCCATCTTCATTATCATTCCAGTTAATCGTATCGCCAATCTTCCAACCCAACTCCAACATCATTTCATCGGAGATAGGAAGGACTAGATTGCCGTCCTTGTCTTCTTCAAGAGTCACTATAGTCATATCATACCTCAAAGTATTGCAGTGTGAAGAACTTAGCATCTGGTTCGTAATCAATGTAACCACGAGGGTTGCATACGATACGAGTAGAGCCAATCATATAGTCAAACTTATGATGAGTATGACCATGTGTCCAAGCCTTGATTTGTGGACGATCAAGAATGAAGCCCGACAAATCAGAAGAGTAAGCACCATTGACCATCACGTCTTTTTCGTACTGAGGCTTAGTAGAAAGTTTTGAAGGAGAGTGGTGACCCACAACCACGAACTTTTCTTGCTTGTTGACAGTAGTTTCATCAATGAATTTCAACAGCGCTTTGTGATCTTCTACCGAATCTTCAGGACAGAATGTTGCAACGCGAGTATTGAATTCGTAACTAACGACGGTGGTGTAATCAGTAGAACCATCTTCCTTAGTCCCATAGATTGGTGTCTTAAAGTGCACTTCTCTATTTGAGTTTTTAATGATTTGGTAATCATTCATGTAACTTTTGATAGAGTACAAAGTGTTTGGATCTTCTTTGTTCATATCCGTCCAAAGAGTTCCACCAATGAAAGTTACGTCATCGAATGTTACAAATTCTTTATCGAGGAAGTGAATGTTAGGCAAGTACGCAAGCTTCTCACGAATACGTGGGATCGACTTAGCGTAGTCGCCATGATAGTGTTCGTGGTTACCAGCAATGTAGATCACATGCTTGAATTCTTCAGAGCACTTCTGAAAGAACACATGGTATCTATTGGACTTATGTGATTCACCGAGGATGTTAATATCAGCGCGATCGTTTAGATCCTTAGCGACACAGATGTCACCAGAGAGGATAAGCACGTCGGCATTTTCCGTGTTATTGATTTCGAGTTGACCAAACTCGAGGTGGACGTCAGAGGCAAGAGCTATTTTCATAGTTAATTATATCACAATTACGAATTATTGTACACCAATCGCTTGGGCTAAAAGTTGCATACGCATCACATCCATTGCAATGTCATGACATGGGTCGTGCTTTACGAACTTTGATGCTAGATCGTTAGGCATGAATCCATTGTCTAAGTCCATGCCAAAGGACATACCTTCAATCATAGAGCGAGTGTCACGAATTGTACGCCAGTGCATTGGATTAGTTTTACCACATTCTTTTAATACGTTATCAAGAAAGATAGGATCAAAGGTATTGCCACGAGTGTAGGCTTTCTTATGATTCTTCAAGTCAATATTATCACATAGGAACGCATAGAGTTCGCGAATAGAAACATCTTCAGATGAAGGCGTGATCTGCTTCTTAGCCTCTGCACCTTGGGATTCCCACCACTCAAGTGTTGACTTACTCATCGTACGCTTGAACGATGAGACCTGTTCTTTTACATTGAACTTAATGTAAGCACAACTTTTTACTAGTTCTTCGTAAGTGTATGGGTTACTAGTGTAACGCTTCTCACTAAATGACAGTAGAGCTAACGAAGTAACGACTCCGCGCTGAGTATCCTGACTTAGTGTTTCAAAGTCGTAAATCACACATTCATTCATAATCAATCCCAAAAATATTTGTCCCATAAACCATATTGTGTATAAATAGATTATACACCACTAATGAATAAAAGTAAATCAAAATGACAATTCCATACACATATTTCTTAAAAAATAAAATAACGGGCGAAAAATACTATGGAGTTAGATATGCAAATTTATGTACGCCCAATGATTTGTGGACAACATATTTTACATCGTCAAAATATGTTAAAAATCTTATAGCGCTGCACGGAGTAGATTCATTTGACTTTATTGTTAGAAAAACATTTACTACTGCAAAAGATGCTAGAAACTGGGAAGAACGCGTCTTAAGAAAATTAAAAGTAATTACTAATCCACAATGGCTTAATAAAAATATTTGTGGAAAATATCTAAAAGAAGGTCCACAATCTAAAGAACACATCGAAAAACGCGTGTCAAAGATACGAGGATCTAATCATCCATTTTATGGAAAACCTGAATTAAATCCATTTTATGGAAAACACCATACAGAGAAAACATTGGAAAAGCTTAGAAAACCTAAAAATGACACTACAAATATGTCATTTAGATTAAATAATTCAGTTAAAGTAAGTTGTCCTCATTGCGGAAAAGAAGGACAGCTTACTAACATGAAAAGATGGCACTTTGATAAATGCAAAACTCAGTCCCACAAAGATTGATAGTACGTACCAAATAAACGAAGACCATTGTCGATACGAGCTTGATGAACCTTCATACCTTCATAGTCACACTTGTAAGTATCGAGTGGACCACGAGTCATTTCAGAAGATCCGTCAGTAGGATCTTTCACCCACACAACGTCCATCTCACCTGTACGATATTGTTCTTCCCAATCGATGTTCTTTTGTTGGAAGGCCCAGATCATTTCTCCCATGATCCAATCCCAACGCTTGAAGTGATTCCCATCAGTGTCCCATTCGTTCTCCTTAGCAGGAGCGCTAGTAGACTTCAATTCCTCTGGAACATCTTCATCATTAGTGAATGGAGAACCATGCTTCTTCTCATTGAGTTGCACCAGCATAGGATAGATGATCTTAGACAGAGTACTGTCCATGTTCCAAGTATCATAGTAGTCGATCTTAACGTACTCAATCTTCGGATGAAAGAAGTCAAGAGTCTTCATGACTGCTGTACACAATGGATCTAATCGATTAGCCCACTTCTCGATGATAGGTTCATCGTACTCGATTTCTCGCCAGAAGAACACCTTCTCAAGGATGGTGAATGTAGATACCCAGTGGTTTCGATAATTAGAAAAATAAACTTTCATTTTAATCCTTAGATTTTAACAGATAGCGATTAGAGATCGCCTTGAAGGAGACTTCCTTATCATTACATTTGAACACTAGACCTTCACGCTCGCATCCAATCATTCCCATTACAGACTTACCTTCGGCAAGAGTTAACAACGAGTCAACTGACGTTAGCAGTTCGGTGTTCGCGTGCATCACAGGAACGTGATTGATACCATACGTCTTACAGAACACTCTTCGATCAATGGGTTCAAAGTACTTACCTTCAGCGATGTCATAGATGTCATACACATAGAAGTGAGTACCCTTAAGCTTGTAGATGTTCCCTTGGATACCTTCGCCAACCAACTCACCTTGAAGCGCGATGTTGTCGCCAAATTTGCGCATGGCTGCTTCTAGACCTGCATCAATAGCAGTCTTCCAAAACGTAGCATCTGGATTAGGCTTTAGGTTCAAGTTACGAGAACACACGCCGAACTCACCACCGATTAGGTAGGCAGTCATTGAAGAGCCCTCGAGTTTCTCAGTTACTTCCCAAGTGATGCCTTCGGTCTTCCATTGCTCCAGTTCGTATGACAGGTTCTGGATACGCTCCTGATCGGTCTTAGGAATTTGTGAAGGGAAAGCACCTTTAGCGTCTGCAGACATGAATTCAAGAGCAGGTTCCCACTTCTGGATGCTAAGCAGTTCAGTAACATCATCGTCTGCTACTAAGTTCTTAGTATAAACGGTATCACCACAATCAGTGAGATCAAAAGCATCTAAGGTGTCAATTGGCAACAGCAGTCCTTGAGAAACTTGCCCGCGCAGCTTCACCGTTCGAAGGCGTTCACCTTCTACTTCATTGTAGACGCGGGGGTAGTTTCCCTTAGATAGGAAGGGAGCCAGAGTTGTAGGAACCCAAGAGTCGATCTCGATGTAGACCGCTAAGTCACCGGCGATGTATTCGCCTTTCTTGACTACGACCTTCCATCCACCGACGTGGGCACACTCGATTGCATCAGCTCCAACGATAGGAGTGAGTGTATCGATCTTACGAATTGTTGCTAACTTTCTCATCACGATCCTTTTTGTCTATGGACCAATTATAACATAATGACGAATTAATGTACACCTCTAGGTGTGGACTACATTTAACGACTTGATCTAATCAGTTTTATAACATAGTAACTTAAGTCAAATTCCCACCAATTATGACCTCCGAAATTAGATGAAGTCGGATATTTGTGGTGATTGTTGTGCCAGCCTTCTCCAAAACTTAGAGCAGCCGCAATAAAGCTGTTGGTACTATAATCTTTAGTATCAAAGTTTCTATATCCATGCGAATGGCCAAGATAGTTTACTAAGTTGCTCATAAGAGCAGTCAATAACATGGGCAATACATAGAATCCAAATAAGACATGAATTCCAAACACGCTCAATAAAGTTATAGCAACTAAAACATGGATGAGATTATAATACTTGTGTAGAAACAAATGGTATCTATCTCGCATTAAAACTTTAGCAGGTTTAGTCAATTCATTTGGAACATTGTAATTCAGCAAAAACATCTTTAGAATACCATTCTTAGGAGAATGCGAATCTTTAATACTGTCTGAATATTTGTGGTGTAGCATGTGCATATTAACCCATGCTATGCTGCTACCAGTTCCAGCAAGAGTACCTAAGAACGTGAATATGTTCTCAAGAATTTTAGAAGTCTTATAACTGCGATGAGTTAAACCACGATGAAACGTGACAACAACACCAAGACAACCATATACAAAATACATTCCCAACGTAGACAGCCATACCCAAGTCGGTGCATCACTAAACGTGAAATACGATATAGATGCAACTAACGCCAATAACAAATACAATCTAAATGCTAGTAGGTTAGTGCGAAGTAGTTTAAGTATTGCTTTCATTTTGTAATTTTGCAGCTCTACGTTCTTTTATAGTTTCTTCTTTAAGAATTAAAAATTTAGCTGAACTGTTTGGCGGTGTTGGAACTTTTAAAGTTCTTAGCATCTTCTTGCGTTCAGCAATTAGCGTGTCAAAGTTTTCATCGACATTAATCCATTTAGCCTTGCGCCAACCTCTTGCTTCTTTAGCAGACATAGCAAGTTCAGTATCTTCAGCCATAGGACGAACACGCTGGGTCTTCATACAAGAACCTTCGTTAAGCGTCATACATGATTGACATACATTTTCGCAGGTGCGAACGTCTACTAACCAATTCTGTTTACGAATACCATGAAAGAATAGTGTCCATGTTCCAGCTGTCATCTTGGTGATATTATGCGAATCCTTATAAGACATATAAGAAATTCCAAGAGCTTTGGACGTTCTATCTTTAAGACTATTTAAAGTAGCAGTATAGCCACCCTTAAGAATTACGCTTAGAGTATTCCAAGGGTGAAAGTGTGGTTGATCTCCGTCAGGACCTTCATCGCCGGGTTCACCTGGAAAATAGTGTACGAAAAGATTTGGTAGCCATCGAGCTTTCCAAGAATCATCTGTGTTCTTTTCTACGTAGAAAACATAGTATCGATAAAATCTAATATCACCATACATATCAACGAAGGCGTACTTTCTACCTTTATTCTCTAAGTACTTAAGAGCCCACTCAAAAATTTTCATTATTAATCCAGTAAGTAAAATCCATAGCAATTAGTTGTAGCAACGATAGTAGCTGGAGCAAGACTAACTTCATAACTCGTAGGAGAAGTCGCAGCAGTTCCATTGATCGTGTGATCGCCTTCACATATAAACAACTTAGTTCCAAGTGGAAGTATGATCGTCTCACCACTATTTAATCTAAAAACAGATACGTTAGGAAGTTTATTTCCATTAGCAGTATAGTTTATACACCACCATTCGGAGTCTTCACGCACAGTAAAGTAGTACGTTCCAGCAGGAGCATCTTTTAAATCTTGACTATACATGCCAGGAACTCTATCTACTATAACATAACTAAGATCACCGTCTTTAACAGCTGTCATTAGTCCTTTAGTATAGAGTGTCAAATTACCGCTTTGAGTGCGCGTAGTATCTTCTGCATATACAACTCTAAAAGTTTCGTCTTTTAGAACTTTTATATTAGTAATTATCCAGTCAAAGAAATTATATCGCGTGTACTGCATACTATACTACTAATTTTTGAACTACTATAGTATTCGGCTCTACTCCAGTATATACTGGCTCTGGCACATCGGCTGCTGGTCGAGCAAGAACACTTGGATCTACTTTTGATTCTATCTCAACAAAGTTAGCTGCATTCTCAATATCAATTCTTCTTTGCAAAAGTTCTAGCGGAGCTCTTGATTGAATTAGATCTTCTAAAGCTTGGCCTGTTATATATTTTCCATCTACAATAGGAACATCTATCACAAACGTGGCGACATTAAAGTCTTTATACAAATATCTAACAGTAATTGTTCCTTCTGCAGCATTTGCATCAATTATTTTATATTCCATTCTATTTCCTTTAAACATTACGACATCGTATTAATATTTATAATACGAGTACATGGTATTCTATCACATATCACATAGACAGTCAAAACATTTCGTCTACAAGACGAAAAAAGTCCTGAAGGACTTCTATGCCATTGCAGGTGATATTTCTAGTACGCTATTGTCAACTAAGGTACCGCCATAAGCAGATTGATAGGTCTCTGCGACTGCTTTTACGTAGAACGTATACACTTTGCCCGTTTTGGTGATTAACGTATAGTTCATAGTAGACCTTTGTTGTAGTGGGTCTATTATATATCGACTACGAATTAATGTACACCACTAAATGCTGTCTTCAAGTGACACGAAAAGCCTCAAAGTGGGTAACCATACATCCAGACTAGAAGTATGAACGTACGCCACTTTGAGGTGTCTAAGTTGTTGATTCATATAGGCCTAAAGACCGTATTCTGCGGCTATTTTAGTGATTTCTTCACTAACTTTGTCAGCAAGAGGCCTATAGAGTTCTGGACGAAGTGGATGGTACGTGTAGGACATACCATTCCAGACCTTCTGGCTGTCCAGAACCCTTATTACTTCTGATAATATAGGATGTCTAGGATCTGCGTATAGATCCTTGAGCTTGTCCATCATCTTAGTTACGATCTACAGGCTTTTCTGGAGCACATATTACTCGGGTCTTAGTGTCCTGAATATAACCAGTCGTCTGGCATGCTTTCGTAACGTTATCAAAGTTTCGATAGTCAGTCAAAAAGAAGTTGATCGTAAGCGCGGTCGAAAAAGCAACCCAAGCTACCATAATCCAACCCATCACGTCATCCATGTCCATAATCAATCCTTTGTATGTAGCGAAAGTGCCCAACGGAGGGCCACAATCATATCAGCAGCTTCCTCTAGCAAGTCAGCAATCCTGTCGGGCTTCCCTTCTTGAACCGACTTCCTAGTGGAGATCTGTCGACGAATCTCGGCTCGCTTACGCAGGTTGTCGACAATATCTTCAGAGGGTACTCGGTTAGGACAAGTACGCCCTTGGTCGCAGTCATTATTGCAACACTCTTTCATATCAGCTCCAGTTGACTCCACCTGCAGTGCAGTTACCTTTGATCTCTAGGTAGACGAAAGTCTTACCGGCATTAGTCTTTGCCAGACGTTCAGTCTCAATTCGTACTTCAGCGAGACTCTTATGAATCTTTGGATATGCTGCGAAGGACAAACCACTTAGAGTAACACTACCAACGATATAACCACTAGTAGACAATAGAGCAGGATGGAATGGCGTAGATCCAACATTCTTATGCTTTGCTAGACGATCAATGACATCTTGTCGCTTGATCGATGCAGTAGCTGTAATAGCTTTGCCACGACGATAGCCATCTGGCAAGTTGATGCAAGTGTAAGCATACTTGACACCAGAAGCCTGTAGTGTCAGTCGGCGTTCCGCACCCTGTCGGGTCGACCAGATGTAACCATGGTCGTCTGCAGTGTAGCCAGAAGTGAAACCAGATTCCAATTCAGGGAAGAGAGTACCTAAATCAATTTTCATATATTCTTTCAATTAATGTAATACAGAGTTTATTATACCATACAGACGAATTGCTGTACAATCTTATTTTTCAAGTCCAAGAGTTTCCGGCGAGTGGTCTAACTTTAGATTATCACCATCTTCATAGAAGGTAGCATCATCATCACAGATAGTCATCTGCAAGTCAGAATGCAGCAAGTCGTAATCCTTGAAACCATCTGCCGAGTAGACACGAAACACCCACTCAGTGAAGCCAACTCGAAGCAGACAACCAGTTGCGCCATTAGCAGATTTTACTACCATGATGATTCGTCCACGATTGTTTTAGTGATAGTCACTGGATCGCCATTCACTACTGCGAAGACACTTGCCTTCACGATGGATCCTATGCCAGAAGACGAGTCGACCGAGATAGTCGTAAAGTCCGCCGTGGGATACTTCTTCATGAATTGCAGGATTGTCTCCAGATCATCGCGATGTAGAGTTACTTCGTTCATTTGTACTTCCTTGCTTCGTTAAAGAAAATTGCGGCTATAGCAAAACCAATTCCAGCGTTTATATAACTACCCGCAATCAAACTCATAATACCACCAAGCATATAACTACCCGCGACGGTGACGTCGATCTTGAACGCGTTACGTTGCATCCATTCAAAAAATTTCATACGATTCCTTTAACGTTGAACAACCCGCCTTGGTAGAGCAACCATAGAGTGAGAGCAGTAGCTAATGTAGAGATCCAAAAACTATGATTGCCAGTCTTTGGTTTACCGTGTTGCTCTAGAGAAATGCCTAGACTAAAGATGATCAGAGCTACATACGTGAATTGTGGCCAATATTGAATCATCCTTCATCTCCTGTTTTAAAATCACCAATGATAAGCGTGAGAGCTTCGATACGCTTGAGGTTACCCACCACGTCTTCGCTGTGCAGATAACCACCCTTGCGGTAATCCTTCAGTTCATTCTTGAGGTACTTACGATAGTCGATCAAGTTCAGCACCGTGATGCGATCGGCAGTCTCGCCGTCAATTTCGAATTTCTTGCTCATGGTTTCATTTGGTAAAAATAGATGATGAAAGGGAAGCCGATCAGGAGAGCTGCGATAGAGGCTTGGAAGAGGTCTTTGAGGAAGCTTT